CAACCTATTTTAGAAAGTGGAGAAATTGATTGGAGACAGGTAGAGGTTCCCGGTCTAGCCTCTCAAGGTTTTTACATAGGCACTCAAGGTTATAGATTACAAAAAAGTGGCAGCACCGCACTTAATGATCCTAATCCTCAAATATATGTAGGAACGTGGGATGGTTCGTTTGTATACTCTTGGACCCAGAATCCTGTCTGGATTATTTATGATATCTTAACTAATAAAACTTATGGATTAGGTATTGAAGAAGACAACATAGATAAGTACAGGTTTTATCAAGTAGCACAGTATTGTGATGGGTGTGATGAAATTACTGGTAAATTTTATGGAGTAGACGGTTTAGCTGATGGCAGCTATCGTAATAAACCAAAAGGATACAACCCTGGCATAATTAGAACACTCTTAACAGGCTTACCTAATGGTACCCCTATCAAAGAGCGTAGATTTATCTGTGATATGCAAATTTCAGATGTACAGCCTACTATGGATATTTTAAATACGATTGCCGCCTCTTTTAGAGGTACTATTGTATATTCGTTCGGTAAACTCTCGCTCGCCGTAGACCAACCTAATCGATATCCGACAATGATTTTCAATGAAACTAATATTAAAGATGGTTCCTTCTCTATCAGTGGTGGCAGAGAAAGTGACATGATTACTGGGGTTGAAGTTAGTTATGTTGATCCTAGAAATCACTATAAAAGAGAAACCGTAAGAATTGATACTGACGATAAAAACGATGGCTCAGATCGTTCTACAATTGAAAATGTTATTAGTCTCGATCTACAAGGAGTTACAAGAAGAAGTCAGGCGCTTAGATATGCACAATATCATATTGCGGCTACAAAGTATCTCAGAAGAACTATTTCATTTACTACTAGCTTAGAAGCTTTATCCCTAGCTCCTGGGGATGTTATATCTGTATCTCAGAATATGACAGGAGTAAATTATGGGTTCGGAGGAAAAGTAGCTAATAATTCTGCTGTAGGTGCGGCTAATCCTAATGTAACTCTAGAACATTTTACTTTTCCAGCTATTACAGATGCAGTATTTACCAATAACACTTATCCTGTAGCACTACGCATTATCAAACAAAAAAATGATAGAATGGATCTATATATAGTTAGTAATAATGCTCCTGATTATCAATTTATTGGCACAGATAATGTATCAGTAGGTGCTGATTTAATTATGCTTACTGTCAGGGATAGATTTAACCCAATTACTGGCGCCTTAGTAAACATTGAAACTGATGGATGGTTAGCTAATGATGCCCCTGAAAAAGGTGATTTGTGGAGCTTGGGAGAATGGGTATCTCCGGGAGATTTAAGCACTAACAAGGCAGGTAAACTCTTTACCGTGGCAGAAATTGAAAGAGAAACTGAAACAGAAGAAATATCTATTGTGGCAAAAGAATATGTTTCTAATGTGTACGTTGATTCTGATACTTTTATAGACTACACTCCTACTGCTTACACAGACATTGACAGTGCTTTTTCAGCACCACCTCCACCAGTATTTTCTTTTAGAGCCTCTCCTCGTAGACTACAAGATGGTTCCGTAGTTGTAGACGGTATAATTGATAATAAAACAGAAAGAACTGGATACTCTCAGAATTTTTCAACTGAATACTTTTTAGCCACGCCAGCAGGTTCTACGCCTGTGACTAATGCTCATCAAAGTGTTTTAAATATTGTAGTAGATAATTCGGCTGTCCTAACCGGTGAACTAGGGCAAAGTATTTTGGTAGGTAAAAATGGATACACAAGTTCTATTGGAGAGGTTAGATTACTTTGTAATAATATTAGCAGTGTCGATGCTGGGTCAAATTTAGAACTCACTGTTGAAGGATTGAATGTAGCTTTTGAAAAAAATATATTTAAACATCTGCTAGAAGTCAATGATGGAACATTCCAAGGGTTAAAAGGTCAAGATTTTGTAACTATTCCTTTAGTTGAAAAGACAGGTAAGAATAGCTTAAAGAATTTTATCGCCTTTGCGGAAGATACCGTTGCCACTTCAGCAAATATAGTAGCTTTTGATAAAACAGTTGATACACTTAAGATTAATGATACTCAAACAGGCGCACAAAAATTATCTACTAGATTACCTGATTTACCTTTTTATGTCAGTATTAATCAAATGTTAGATTCTAGATTTTTTGCAAATAACTCATTTTACGTAAGTGGAAGTAGAAAGCAATTTCAAGTAACTAATACTATATCAGCAGCAGCTGGTTCTGACCTACACATTGAATTGCCAGTAAGACCTAGAGACAAAATATTTACTAGTTTGTTCGTAGATGGTATTGAACGGAGTTCTGGACAATTTACTTTTAATAATAATGAAAAGGTTGCAGATAAAAAAGCTAATATTGTATACCCTGTGCAACCTGGGGATACTGAATTTAGGGTTGATATAGATCACTATACTGTACCAGCTATAGAAGTTGGAGATAATGTACAAACTTCAGTAAATAATGTGTTTCCAGTTATAGCCACTAGTTATGATCCATTAAGTGCTAATTATAATGCCGCACTAAGTTCTAATGCAATTTTTCGAATTGATTTAGGAAAACGACCAGAATCAAATTTAGCTGGCTTTAGTTTTGTGAATATATCTCCTAACCCTGTTGGAACTGTGGCTAATATATCTGCAAATACTTGTACCCTAGATTACAGTGAAGTAGAATATCCAGGGTTATTTAGATTAGCTAATAATGGTATCTATGATTTACATTTATCAACTGATTACACTCAGTTGTTTTTAACTGATGATCTTGTTATTCCTAACTTACCGCTAGGGGTAACATCTATAAAGGCTAGGAATATTAATCAGTTTTCTCGTAAAAGTCCTTTCTCTGAAAGAACTATAAGAGTAAGCTCTTTACCTATACAAAAAGTAGACCCTGTTGAAATTACTGAATCATTGTATAGAGATGCGACTGCTGGCGTATCTGTTCGAATTACTGTCTCATTTACTCATATCCTTGGGCAAGAAGTCACTGATTATGAGATTTCATACAAACTTGATCAAGTTGAGGATATTAATGAAGACGGCGGCGCCTCTAATCTAACATCTTTTAATACTGTTAAAATTCCTGCCACTGGCGTTGATGTGGATGGTAAAATTAGACATACCATCAATTTTACTAATAGAGGAGCTACTAGCGGTGTTAATGTTGTTACCGTTCGAATCGTTCCTTTAAATAAAAGTATTAGAGGTGTCCCTACTACTGCCACCAAAAGAATACTTGGTAAAACAGCAAAACCACAAAATATTTTCAACTTCACAGGCGGCCAACAAACTGACCAGATTACACTTTTTTGGCAGTATGTTAGAATAGACGATGAATTAGCAGACTTAGACTTGAAAGAAGTGGTTATCAGACGTCTTCAAGGTACGCATACAGCTACTTTAGCTAACTTCATTGCAGGTAACCCTTTTGTACAGGTAGCCGCTGGAGTTAACAGAAAGTCAATCCCAATTGACTCATTTGGTACATTTACCTATCTTGCAAGAACTCGTGACACATCAGGTAACTTAAGTGAAAGCGTGGTTGCAACTACAATTACCACTTCTAGACCTAATAGAAACCAAGTTGTAGCTGCATATAACGAAGATAGTCCGAGTGTGACTTTTGCAGGCATTACAAATACAAATAACGGACAAGATAATTTTCCTTCTCTCACAAGTACCTTATTTGGAGGAGTTGTACGTTTTACTGAAGACGGAACTGCCCCTGGTGCAGGTAACCCTTCTACTCTTGTGGATAACGCAAATGCTTCTAGTTCAGGATTTAGTACGATAGCAGGCTCTCCCACAGACATATTAGCAGATGGAGAGGCTACTTATCTCACAGAAATACGAGATTTTGGTGCTACAATTACAGCAGCGGTGTTAATTGAATCTGAAGGTACTCAGTCCATTCAATCTACTTTTAATGATCAGTTTAACCAAATTATTGAAAGCTCTACTGAGGCAACATCTGCAGGACAACTTAAAGATACGAGCTTTGGTGGAATCGGTAGTATTTTAGGGCACGGTAATACTACCTTTACGGGTACTAGTGCAATTAGATTTGATTCAAATAATCAAACTTTGATGAGCACAACAGCGTCAGGAAATGTTTATGCTATAACTACTCGTGGTGATTATACAGGAAATGCAATACCTATAGCAGGTATTACTAAAGCTTCTCCCGCCGTAGTAACCACTAGCGGCAGTGAGCACGGACTTATAAACGGTGATAGAATTATTGTCCATGACGTATTAGGAATGGATGAAATTAATAATAAAGAACTTTATGTAAATAGAGTTAGCGCTACACAGGTTCAGCTGTATACTAACTCTGGCAGAACTACTGCTCTTGATTCTTCTGGTTTTACTACTTATACTTCTTCAGGAGTGTTAGATCAAGGAGACTACGCAAACGCTAATGTCGTCGCATTCATCGCTGGAACTATAGATGCTAGTACTATTAAGCTGGGCAACACATTCTTCGCAAACGGGACATCTACTGGAGGCAATAACTATGCAAATCTTTCTGTGGCCGGAACTAATTACTTACTGGTTGATTTAAAGCAGTTTAATGATTTTGGCTCTGCTGAGACATTTGAAGGAGATTTAGGGGCTGTATCTACTCAGGTATTTATTAGAACTACTACCGCAGATAATTCTGCCTTGTATGATTCTGTTGCAGCTGGAGGCTTTGCGACTGGTAACTTAACTCTTGATTCTGATGGGAATCCTAACTTTGATCAAAAAGATAATGGTGATGGTGGTTTTGTACCCTACGAGGCAGGCACTAGAACCTTGCGACAGTTCCAATTAAAATTTGTAGTAAACAACAAAGAGCCTGAACAGTTTGACTTTACATTTGATAAACTTCGGTATACATTAGAAAAAGAAGTTACAATTTTTACAACAGACGTATCATTTGGTTCTAGTCCTACAACTGTAAACTACTCATCTGCGGGATTTTTGAATAGACCTGTGCTTAATTTTACACCAATCGCAACAGCTACGGCTCAGACAGCGTTAGTATCATCCGCTAGTTCTACTCAAGCACAGTTTACATTGTATGATATAGAGAATAGTACGTCAGCTGGTCTAGGCGATGGACCAATCACCGTACAAGTAACGGCAACAGGAGTATAATATATGTCATTAGTAGATTCCAATACCTTTATTGAGCCAACAGCGGGAACCTCACTTAACTCTGCGCGTTCTCAATATAATAACGCTCTTAGATCTCTTTTAACTAATTTTAAGTCACCTGCTATCCCTACTGCCACCAACATCGTGTCTTCTGGAGCAGGTTTAGGTGAGCAGGATGGGATGCTCTTTAGAAGCTCACTCACAAACGCCTTATACATATCAGATTCAGTACATTTTAAATCATCTCCCGTCGGTGGGAATTTTACTCGTGTAGGTGTCGGTAACAGAGTTGAAAATGGTATTGTGGCTTTAGCTGGTAATATTGCCTCATATGAGGTAGGAGAACTAGTCGCTACCCCTTCAGCCTCTGGTGCTTTGTCAGGTAATGCCCGTCTCTATCTAAAAACAGGCAACGCTTCTAACATGACAGATATCGTTGACGTTGGTATACCTCCCACAAACGCTTCTGTTACTAATGTTATGCTTGCTTTTACTAGTATTACAGCAGACAGAATTAAAGATGGTAATGTTCTTCTAGAAAAAGCTGATTTCACAACAGGCGCAGGAGATGGAGGAGCAGGCGCTGCTGCAACTCTTAAAATTTCATCTGCCGCTACTCAGGATACTTCTATTGGATTTAGTACTCGCGCTACTTCTAATGTCGCATTAATTCACATACATGGATCTACAGGAGTTACTGCCGGTCTTAATCTTAAAGATCAGGTTGGTGCTTATGCACCTATGGCTTCTAACTTAGCTCTGCAATCAGCTATTCAAGGAGGTACTACAGCCCCTGTAACTTTAGTTCCTGCAGGGACCATAGTTGCTTGGGGCGGGTCTACCGCCTCTGTTCCTGCTGGTTGGCTGCGAATGGGAGGGCAGGCAGTAAGTAGGACAACATACGCAGCTTTATATGCCATTTGTGGAGTTAACTTCGGTGGAGGGGATGGCTCATCTACATTTAATATTCCTGACGCTCGTGGTAGAGCTTTATATGGATTGAGTACTGCTATTGGTTTAGGGATTTCGGCAGGAGCTGTGACTGGAGCAGGAAAAGTTACTTCTAATTCAGGTAATGCAAATCCTAATTCACCTACAACAGCTAACTTTTCAACAGGTGCGAAAGACGCAGGTACAGCAGCAGCTATCACAGCTATATCGTTTGCTGGGCACACGCACGATGTTACATTACCACACTGCGTTGTAAATTGGATAATTAAAACATAGGATACAAATGGAATATATACTTTTTCAAATAGACGAAATGAAACAACAAATGGTATTTTGCCATTATCGAGACTTTTCCAAAGGAAAAGCAGCAAATAAATTAGTACAAAGGGCCTTCCCACTTACTTTAATTAGTGAGCATGAGCCTAGAATCCCTGAACTAGTAGAAGGGGAAATCGTAGGAATTTTTTATGAAAAACGTGGCGAAAATGTAGTTTCTGAGTTACAATATTTAGATAAAACTGAAGAGATTACTAAACAAGAAGATAGAGACTGGATCGAATCGTTCGTAAAAAAATGCTGCATAGATATGACACATGATGAACTTCTTAAACCTCCGTCAGTAGACGAACAAGTTGAAGATTTTATCAAAGAATTTTTTGAAAACGATGAATCAGAAGCTTTGGAACAAAAAGATTTCCTAGCAGACTTTTTTGACGAAGTTGCTGAATCTGAAGAGTCTGTTGAACCTATTAAAAAACAAGAAACAACTGAAACTAATGATGTTGTGGCCGCTCATTTTAATAACTCTGAAGAAGAACCTTTAGAAGAAAAAGATTTCTTATCAGAGTTTTTTGCGGAATTAGAATCAGAAGATGAGAAAAAATAATAAATTAAGGAGCTAGTATGGCTTTAACTCGTGTAACAGGGACTGTAATATCAGATAACGCACTAAGTGCTGCTTTATTAGCAAACGGCGCTATCGGCACCAGGCATTTAAGTCCAGGTGCTGTAGGTTTGATTGCTTTAACAGCTGCTGCGAATTCTGCCGCAGTGCATGTTGATCTTACGTCTAACATTAATTCTCTTCAGTCAAATATTAACACTGTAGAGAATAATGTAGATATAGTGTCATTTAACGCAGCTGCTAATAGTGTTCAAGCTACTGCTAATATTGGTATCGTGAGTGGCAACTCGCTCTCTGCCATCGCTAACACTATTCAACTCTTAGCTAACCTTAACCAAACTTCCACAAATGTAACTAATATAATTAACGGTACAACTCCGTTTACCGGTGAAGTAACTATGCAAGATGACCTAATAATAACAGGTAATCTTACAGTAAATGGTGATCAAACTATTGTTGATTCTACAAGTTTAACAGTAGAAGATAGAATGATAATGTTGAATGAAGGAGCAACAGGCTCTCCCTCTAGTGATGTTGGAATACTATTTAATAGAGGTAATCAAGGAAATGCAGCATTCTTTTATGATGAGTCTGCTAAAACATTTACTGTAGCAGATACTCAAGATCCCCCGTCTAACACTTCTTTATCAGCAGTAACTTTAAGTAATATCGCTGTAGGTCTTTTAGCTGCTTCAAATATAACATATACAGGAACTGACGTTCATGTTTCTATGACAGACAATGTAGCTGCTTTGCAGGCTAGAATTGATGCCAATAGCACTTTTGCCACGGCTGTTGAAGCAAGACGTGTAACTAACGTAGCTGTTGCAGCATCAAATGATTTTGTCACATATACACGCCTTAATGCTAATATTAATGTAGTTTCAGGTAATGTTGTAGCTTCAACAGAAATGACACCTTTTACTAACGTTAACACAGCCCTAGGCACCTCAAATTGCTTTTTCGTTGGACGAGATATAACTTCTCATGCTAACATTGCTGTAGTATCTTTAGACGGAATTACCCAAGGTAACACAGAATTTGTATATCACTTATCTAATGATACTATTCAATTTAAAGACGCATCTATCCCGTCTGGTACAGTAGTAACAATATTTAGTTTAGCATAATGAAAAAATATCGACAATTAACAACAGAGCTTACATTTAGGTGTAATGCTCGATGCCCCGCGTGTCATCGTTGGAAACCTCTCAGAGTAAATTTAAATGATAAACAACATACAATTACGTATGACAATTTTCAAAAATTATTCTATCCCGAACTTTTACAAAATGTAGAGTGGTTACTATTAAACGGTAATTTTGGAGACTCTATAATGAATAAAGATTTCAGAGAAATAATTTCATACGTAAAGTCACAAGGCACTAAAATTAAAATACACACAAACGGCGGAATACATGGTCATGATTATTGGACCGAAGTGGGAAATATTTTAACAGATAAAGACATTATAAACTTTGATTTAGATGGTTTAGAAGATACCCACTCTAAGTACCGTATTAATACTAAGTTTGAAAATGTGCTAGCAAACGCAAAGTCAGTTATAGCTACTCAAAGGCCTCAAGTACATTGGAAGTATATTGTTTTTGAGCACAATAAACATCAGGTAGACACAGCTAAACAAATTGCCGTAGATTCTGGATTTACTACATTTTCTACTGTAAAGACTTCTCGTGACGTATTCGCTCCTAAATCTGGAAAATTTGTTCATACTAAAAAAACTGACGCAATCAAGACAGCGGAGAAAATAATTCGTTGCGTGTGGGATGATTGGGGTAAGTGGTATGTCTCTCCAGAGGGTTTAGTTTTTAGGTGTTGTTGGACAGGCGGTCATTACTATGATGAGACATCTGGGGATCGTTTTTACTATCCTCCTAAGTTTGAACGTATGTTTAACGGTTTTCATGTTCCCATGGAAAAGATTTTAAGTTATGATTATTGGAATAAACTTCAAGATTATTTAAAAGGTTATGAGAGATCATTTAAATTGTGTAAATCGCAGTGTGGTAAACTCATATCTTCAATAGAAAAGGAAGAGCAAAATTTAAAGACAGGAGAGAAAACTGTTTTTGATGCTTATGCTCAAAATACAACATATGAAACCTAAAGTGCTACGCAAAGTTGGAAAATTTAAGTTTTTAAGATTCCCAAACCAAGGTATACGCCGTAATGAACGAATTAGAAAACTTGCCACCAGTGGCAAATTGGGTTATTCTACACTTGAGAAATTTATCAATAATGAACGTTCGCTTGGGTATCCTATTAAATATTCCAAGCCAATAGGATTTAAAAGGAAACGTAAATGAAAAAAGATGGACATACGGATGTAGCTTCTTCACGTAGAATGTGCAGAACCATTATTGAAGATGCTAATGATATTTTAGATTCTTTGCCACAAGATATGGAAGCATCACTTCCAACTTGGTGGACTAACAAGCTTGCTAAATGTTCTGCTATGATGAATGGTGCACGTGATTATTTAGTATATTCTACTGATACCCCAATGCCTGAATCTGAAACAGCAGAAGTTCCCGCAGATCAAGTTGTTGTAGGCGATTTTAAGAGTAAACACTTTGATATTTGTCCATCAGCTGTTGCAGTGTATAAAGATATTGAAGCTTCTGATGCGGCAGTTGAGTCTGCAATGCTTCATGATATGCTATTCAAGGTAGAGAAAAAAGCAATCGCGGCAAACATGGCAACTGAAGATCAGGTTGAGAAGACTCAACACTATGCTGATATGATTATGGAATTAGCAGAAGAAATGAATATGGTAGATGAACACGCTTATGTAGAAGATGTTCACATGGCAAAAATGAAAGAACTAGCAAATACGGAAGAAGAAGATAATACTGAGGATAATGATATGACTCCTCCATCTGTGAGAATGATGAATGCCTCTTAAACGCGGTAAATCACAAAAAACAGTTTCTACAAATATTAAGGAGCTTATGAAAAAACCTTCAAAAGCTCGTGCTAAGGGCGTCCGGACTTTAGCCAAACGTATGGGTATTACGCCTAAAGAGGCACAGCGTCGTCAAGCGGTAGCAATAGCTCTCCGTGCGGCTGGTAAACCTCTTAGGAAAAAGAATAAATAAATTTTGACATATATACAGATATTTGTGACAATCAATCATAAATAATCTTTTCTTAAGGAGAAAAAACTATGGCTACTTTTGATAAACGTGGTATCGACGGGTTCGGAGCTTCTATTACTGACATTGCTGCTGCTGATCTAACTCAGGGCAACAACGGTGTGTTGATGTTCCCAGGTACTTACACAGCCCCTACAGCACTTAGCGCTTCTGACTATGCATTTGTAGGTGTCGGAGATCCCGACGAAATCATCATTGATGGTGATATGACTATTGCTAATACCTCATCAGGTGTTATCTCATTTAAAAACATTACATTCCAAGGTTCTGATGCTGCAAAGACATCAAACACCTTTAATGTGACTAAATCTGGAATCGGTTCTTGCACACTGTTGTTCGAGAACTGTAAATTTACAAACGCTGAATCAGCTGTTAACCACTTTGGTACCCTGGCTCAAATGACCACTACAAAAGCTGTTGAAATGAGCTTCTGTGATGGAACAGGTGTTAACTCAGGTATTGCTGCAAATGCAAACGTTGAGATTAACTACTGTCGTCTTGGTGCAGGTGAGCATACTCGTGTTGTTGGTACAGGTAGTCCTGACATCACAGTAACTGTTGTAGCATCAACAGGTGGAGCAAACGCCGGTAATATGACTGAAACAGTAACAGCTTTAATTAGCTAATTTTAAAAAGGAGAATGAAAAATGGCAATGATTGGTAAATCTGCTAAACAACCAAATGAAGGTATCGCTTCTGCGGCAGCTCCTTCACGCGCTGCTGATGGTTCTAACGGAGCAAACGTCGGTCCTGGCATGAAAAAAGGCATGGGGTATATGGACGAAGGCGCACCTAAAGTTGGTGGTAACTATCGCACTGGTGATAATACACCAGGTGCTCGTGGCCCAATTACAAAGGGTGCTCGTGTAGCATCTGAATCTGTAACTGGTGGCATGGGCGGAAGAGTCATTAAGGATATGAAGTAATGGCTAAGTCCATTTCAGGTGTCGAAATGCGAGAAGGTAAATCTGTAACGATTGGGGACAATCGTTACGGTTTGCGTGAAGAGTATGACCCTGCAAAAAAACGTGAAACCCTTGAGTACTATCGTACTGGACATAACTTAACCATTAAAGAGATTAAAAATCCTAACTCTCAGTCGGTTAAAACAGTAAAATAATGATAGTTCCTGAAGTATTTCAGCGTTCGATGCCTAAATTAAAAAAGAAGAAGCAAAAACCCCTAAAAAGGAAATCACTAGTAAAGTTGAAAGACTTATACGGAAAACAAAAAATTAATTATTCTAAGTAAGATAGAGGCGAGCCATCGCCCGGAATTTGAATATTAAGTTTTCCTATCTCTGATTCTAACCACTTTTTATTATAAGGCGCACAGATAAAAATGTGCGCCTTACTTTTTTGCATGATTTCTTTGATCATCGCTTCACTATCTACATCACAAGATATAAATATTAAATCATCAAAGCTTAATTTAGAATAGTCAAATAAAAGACCGTCACAATTAAGTATTTTTATACCATCTTTTAGAGGCCCATACTTTATTAATTCATTAGCAATGACAGCCCTTTCTTTAATTATTTCAAGACCGATTTGTTTTAAGTGAGGATATTTTCTTTGGATATCAATCATAGAATAAGGGAACATACCTGCGCCAATTAGAATAAGACGAGAACACTTATCAAATAATTTTAATTTCTTTTTCTCAGCAAGAGTCTTATATATCCAAGAGTTAGCCTCTGTCTTCTCAAAAACGAGCTGTGACCTGACGGTTTTAAAAGTACTTTCATCTGACAAATCTTTAGCCAAATCATTAAATTCTTTTAACTTGGATAACTCAGACCTAACAATTAAGTCTTTCCAACTTTTTTCTAATTCTTTAATTCTTTTTGTCATTTGAGAACTCCGCAAACCATCCCTTATCATAAGACATTGAACATTTAAAAAACTTTACCAAAGATTGAGAAATAATTCTGTTAGTAATATTCTTATGATCTATTTCAGGAGCTATAAAAACTAAATCTTTATCATCTAAACTATTAAAATCAAAATCTATACCATCACAATGCTTAATTTTTAAGTTGTTTTTAGCTGGGGAATTATTAACTAATTGAAAAGAACTTAGGAAAGCTATCTTATCCCGCTCAACTCCAATAAGCTCTAAGTGTTTGTATTTCTTGTGTAAGTTGAATAGAGAAAATGGGTAATATCCACAACCAATATAGATAATTTTATTACACTCTTGAAACAAACTTAACATCTTCTTTTCCTTTAGCGTAAGGTAAATTACCCCATCTGACGGAGAATGTCTATAAGCAAGAAGACTATAGTTTCTTATTAGTTCTCTTTGATATAATTTATTAGCTTTTTTAGTAAATTTGCTTGGATCACCTTTACTTTCTAAGTATTTTTTCTTAGCCTTTTCTGCAAGCACTATCGCCTCTTTATAATGAGAGGCTAAATAATGTTTTTCGATTAAATCTACTAACTTATCTTTGGTGTATATCACATATCATCTTAGCAGAGTTGCTAGCCCCTTTTAAATTAAACTTGAATTTTGCAGGAGTATATCCATTTAGTACTGTTTCTAAAATCTTGTCTGCTCTTGTAATTTCAGAAAAGTTCATTACTTTATAATAATCATAAGGTTCAAAAGCATATGCTCTTATAAATTGTTCTAATTTTTGCCCTGATTGACGAGGAATCACTATAGAGGGAATTCTGCCCTTTAAAATTTCAGTGGTAGCGTTATATCCACCATAAGTAATATACGCAGAGCAGTCAGTTAGTTTATTACGTAATTCAGGAACATACTCAACAAGAAATATATTTTTGTTCTTTCTACCCCCGATATTCTTATATTTATTAGCAATAGGCATAATAAAATTATACTCTGGAAAGATACTTGCTATATCGGCAATGCGCTTAAATATCATTACAGATTCGTCTTTGTTTAATCCTGTGCTAACAAAAATATTATTGTTCTTGCGAGAGTGGACGGGTTGATCTTCGTCACACACGTAACCCGTGTACATAATTTTATCTTCTATATCATCAATTATACTTTTAGAATTAGCATGTCTAGTTCTATCACTCAAAAGAGGTAAGATCTCTTCATCTCCGTGCACTAATAACGCATCAGCATAATGTTTAATTACTATATTCTGCGTGTATAAAACCCAGTCTTGTAAAGATGAATTATGAGGTTCGTCCCAGGGAAAGTCTCTTACAGAAATTATAATCTTGATATTTCTTTTTTTACACTCTTCAAAGTACCTAAAATATTCGTGGGCAAATTGTTGCCTACAAAAAGGAAATCCTTCACACACTAAAGTTTTAACATCATATTTTTCTAAAGTATCAATAAATCTTTTAATTCTAAAGTATATTAAAGGCTCTTGCATGATGAACTTAAACATTTCATCCATACTTGGCACGGTGAAGTTCTTTAAAAAAGATATGTGAGGTACGCTTAACTTAATAGGAGGCTCAAACAATTGATCCATAACAACTACTTTTTCATGTTTAGCTGTTTGCTCTGCTATGAACTTTATTCGTTGAGAATGTCCTAATCCTCTATAATACTGTGTTAAAAATCCGATTGTCATCTTTTGGAGGGGGCTAAGTAAGTATCACCCATCGGGAATATTTTAGTAATGACATCAGCGCAAGCTCTAGCGATTTCCATATGTTCTTTTTGCGTTCCGTTTTTCTCTCTCAAGTCAATGTAGTGTAGCCACGATCTGAGTGTACCATTTACATAAACTCTAGACTCTATTAAGCCCTCTGGTAGAACTGCTCTTGCTTGCTCTTTAGCAATTCCTCGCTCGATAGCCCAGTTGTACGCTTTTACTGCTGCTAGCCATACTAAGTCTTGCTGACCATTCCAAGATTGTTGTAATGCGTTATCATCAGTATCAATTGAGTTTTGTCTATTTTTCGTATCTTGTAATCTCGCTTCTCTCCTCACAGACTTTAAGTCATTTAAAGGATTAGCATAGCGTTGACTAAACTCTTGAAAAGAAAAAGAACGATGTCTTAGAATCTGTCTAGCAATGTCCCGTGTGGTAGTAATTTCTAAACAAACATTAACCATTTCAAACGGTGACCAATGTCTTTCTCTAATTAAGTATTTTAGTAATTTTTCATTAGTCTCTGTATTATCCTGATTAGAAGGATTTGATACTCTAGCACAATATGCAACAATATCTTCAATGTTTTTAACATCAGTTTCTTCAAACACTTCTTTATTTACTTGTGAATAAGAAATTAACTTAACTTCCACCGTCATCTCCTTTATCTATGTTTTTAGACCATAAAGAGGCCTTTCCGCCTTTTTTACGTATAGTAGAGGTTCTAACTCCTCCATCAATATACTTTTTTATCTGATCCCTGTCGTACCCCACATTAAACTGTCTTTGCTTCTTAACATCGTGAATGTCGGGTAACATTTTTTTCTTAATTTTTTGTATAAAATTTTTAGCTGAACGATTTTTCCATTTAATTTCTTCTATCCAATCAACATATTCTATTACCATTCTTGGCTTATAGTTTACAGAGAAAAGTGCTATCTTTTGAGTAGGTTGTATAGTTTGTACTTCTTTAAATTTATTTTCTAATAAAAGCCATATTTCGTTTCTAAACGTAAAATCAAAAGTAGAGATACCATCTGCCAGACATATACCTTGCTCGTATACTAAATCAGTAAAAGAATTACACTCTATTCTGAAATTTGGGTTAGGTAATTGAGGATATATACCCGTAGGAATTGGCAATATTTGTCCAGGCTTGATTGTTATTGGACTACGAACACACGCTCTGAGATGAAAAAAAGAATCAAGTGGGGTATCTTGGTTAAACCCCCACTCAATACTATACTCTTTTTCAAGCTGTTTAGCTATCGTGCTCTTTTCAATTTTGATATTACAAATTTGAAAGTCTTGCAAGAGGTTCATCTCCTTCTTTACCTGCACATATAGCATCTACACAATATGCCTTAAGATTAATTAATTTTTCATTCCTAATTAGTTGTTCTTTACCTGCATTTAAGTTTTGAATATATTTTGACCTACCCTTGATAGGTAGAGCAGCGATCAAGTTATCTAAAGTATTATACTCTTTAGCAAGTGCTTGTGCTCTCTTTGGTCCTATTCCTTCAATACCTAAGATATTATCAGATTTATCTCCTTCTATAATTCGTGATAACATATATAGGTCTGGAGTAATTTCAAAATCATCTTCTAAAGTTTGTAGGGTGATTTCTTTTCTACTGAAAATGTTAAATACTGATACGTTATTGTCAATCAATTGGTATAAGTCACGATCTGAAGAAACAATCCAGGTATGGTCATATCTATCAGAAATGTTCTGTGTAATCCAAGCAAGAATGTCGTCTGCTTCAACACCCCTAAATTTGAGAACTTCTTCATCTAGTTCTTCTGGTAACGAGTTAAGAACTGCAAAGAAACTTTCATATTTTTTAATTTCTTCTTCATCTTGAGGCTTTTTACGCGTACCTTTGTATTCTTCATGCATATCCATACGATAGTAAGACTTACCAAAGTCAAAACAGACGACGGTACGTGTGGCTTCATATGATTTTGCTAGTGATTGGATAGTGCGTACAAAGTCGTCCCCAAAAGAATCAAAGTTAGGACGTTGTAACCACCTATAAGAAAGGTTATTAGCATCAATAATTAGTAGATTATTGTAAGTTGAGTAGTCTGGCTCTTGCAAGTCTGCAAGGTCATTCCAAGATTTAGTCATTGATATCTCCTGTTATTTATATATAAATATATCAAATATTTGACTTAGGAGCAATGATATTATGTAATTCAGGAGCCTTTATTGATGAATCGATCTTCATTCTTAACTACCTGTATCCAGTCATCAAGTTTTGTTATCTTAAAGTGGCAGCCAAAAGAGTTTACTTCAATATAAAATGGAACTATAGTATCATCATCAAATGCAACAAAGTCTTTTGAACGATTCCATCTAAAGATAAGAAGAGGTTTCTTATTCATCACTTCTGCTTCTCTAACTGTTTGTTTCCAAAATTGAAGCATATCTGTAGTTTTAGAAGTTAATAAGTTATTCCACTCAATATTTTTGTAGTGTTTACATTCGATAGCGTAGGGCCACCAGGCAGTGTCATGAGGCGTCCAAATATCACCTTTTAGGTAATCAATTGCCCCTGATAAAGGCACTCTCCTAAATTCTTTGTTGAACTCACTTGAAAGTCTTGTAGCTATTTTTTGTTCATAAGCTGAACCTTTAGCTTTACTTTTATTATGCGCCATTCATATCCTTTATCACTTTATCGGCAAACAGCTTATTTTCTTTGTCAGATAAGTGATTTGTTGTTCTTACGTGTTCTTTTTCATAGTCGTAAGGACCAGAATTTATTAAATATGATTCTAACCCAAAATAATGTTCATTGGAATACTTATTTACATCCTCATGATAGCGAGGATAAATATTTCTATATAATAGATAATCACAGGGTAAAGATGAAATGAGATGTTGCAAGCACCAAGATTGATATTGCGCAGACAGTCTATACGAGCTACTCATCAAATATTTTTTCATCTGTTCTATTTGATAATTACGTAATTGAGACGATAAATTACCCGAAGTTATAGTAGGAGACTTAGAGAAAGGTGAATCTTTGATTTCGTCTATGTTCTGCCTAAAATCTTCTACGGAAACGGGTATAGAGAATTCGTCATCATCTATCTCAAAACGTTCAGCAGCAGTTAATGATATGATAACAAAATCATCAGAACTTAGAGTGTTTAATGCGTGTTGTAGTTGAAAACATATAGCATAATTACTACAGCCTACTATGGCAAGATTAACTAATTCTGAATCATAGAAATCTGAAACTATACGAGGCCAATGTTTAGCCCCTGTTCCATAGCTAAAACTTTCACCACATACTACAAGCTTGTTCTTTTTAGATCCAGTGTCACGCAATGGAATCCTCCGCTTATAATTCTATCATGCCTTAATTCAAGAGGGATAGTCTCAACACCAAAATAATTAAGTCTTTCATGAATCTGTGTTTGTTTCTTATCTACGATAGCAAGATTCTCATTGACACTGAGTAGATTCATACCAATCCACTCACTAGCTCCCCATGGAAGACCAAGTGGAGGTGTAGTTGGGCCTATGCACTCATTAATCCATATCTTATCCCAATTCTTAAATAGTTCAGGTTCGTTTTCGGGAGTTACCCTATCAGCATTATATAATACAAGACCTTCTCTAATAGGAACAATAGTGCTATCAAGGTGTGCATAAGAATAAAGATCTTTTGCTAAATGTACCTTATAAGAATCTCCAAGAACTCGTTGTAACCACTTAGCTCCATTTTCATTACCTGTGTTCGATACTTGATATAGTATGTCATTATTCACTCGAACACAATTAGCAGCTTCAAAAAGTATTTCTTCATTGTGTAATGAAGGAACGCCTTTAGTATCTTCCTTATAGTTTTCATCATAAAGCAGTGGGACGGGTGCTTTAATCCAATTATAACCTTCATTCCAAAGCTTCGTAAATATTTCTCTATAAGCCCAAGTTTCAAACTGTCGGTTCCAGATAGGAGACGGTGTTTCAATGAGTGTGTCACCGACAACAAGAGTTAAATCTCTAGGGCAATGATAATGCCAATTCTTTCCATGCCATGTAGGAGATTTAGTTTCAGCTGTAGCATAGGTAGTATCAGGACGATGAACTACAACCCCCAAACTTTTGAGTACATCTGATAAATTCTCTAAATCCTCATTTTGTTCTTCAATAATTTGATCTGGATAAAAACCAGTAAACTCTTTGATAAAAGACTCTTCATACTCAGGAAATTGACATTTCATTGTGCTGATATTAGGAATAGAAATAGTAGAGTAGTCAGCAGTCCCTACAATGATTTCTTCTAGGGGATCCCAGTCATTATTGCATGTCAAAAGTCATTCTCCCATCCCAGAGTCTTGAAAAGCAAAGACGATTAGTGTCTCTTCCTCTATTGTACTCAGGATATTCATTAGCGGTGTCTAGACCAAAGTAGACACATTTAGTTTTCTCTAAATTGTATAATTTACAGTATAGGTCTTGTTTAGGTTGGTATTTATCGTATATATACATAGGACTAAATTCTTGCATTAGTCCAAGCCCAAGATATACGCTGCACATATTGATGTAATTATAGTATGGCTCGTTAATAACGTATAAAGGATCTTCAAATATTTCTTTTTGTAGTCTTATACCTATCCTGTAATTTTCTACAGGAAAAACTTTTGATAGGGAAGAAACTACGTATTCTATGCAGGGATGCGATAAATCAATTTCTATTTCAGTAGCTATATTGATATATGCTAAATCAAGAAGCACTGGAATTTCTTTGTCATCACATTCTGTTAAAATTTGTTCAAGATTTGGGTAGAGATCGCAGGTATCAGAAAATGGTGCACTTATAACCAGAACATCTCCTGACTTTAGCTCATCATCTTCTAGCCAATCAAAGCGCATAGAAAAGTACATAGATTTAATCATTTGGTGATAAAAATACTCACCACGGGCTAATCTAAGTCTATTTTTATTTCTATATCTAATATAAAAATGAGCAAATGACTCTGTTGTGCCTTGCGTAAAACAAGCATGTTTATACAGCGATAAACCAGTTAGTTTATGGGGGTCAGATAAAAAATATTTAAACTGACTAAAATAGTCTTGTTTAATACTTTCAAAATCATGGTATGAACTATTAACAGCATATTTCTGAACTAAATAGTCTCGCATATAAACAGTATCACTATCGTAAACACTGTATGCACCCCCAAAAGGTTTATTTTTATTATCAGGAAGATTTGTGTATCTAGCCATTAAGAGTTGAGAAATCCTGAAACTTGAAGAGAATAACGATCTTCTAAACCTGCGTTTGCTGCTAAGTGAAGAACGGTGGAATCCCACATATAGCCAGTATTTGCTTTCCAATGCGTAACTACTGTGTCATTAAACTGAAGAAAGTGTCCTGCTTTCCAATCTAATAGTTGTAGATTAGCTCGGACTTTTAGTCTTTCTTCGTTTGGAAATTTCTTATTAATCTGATAAAAAGTATCACGATGCATAGGATTTGTCATGCCAGGGGGTTGTTTTATAATAGATACTGTAATCGCTTCTATACCTAATTGATTACCTAAATCTGTGTAGTCTATTTCACTGTTATTAAAAAATTTCTGATAAAACATAGTATTATGATGAGTTAGCGATTTTGGAAAGCCACCAATTTTATCGTGAATATCTTTGAGTTCTGTTTTTTGATGCCCTAAACAGTCGTGCTCAAACTGCTCCCACTCAATATCGTAGATAAAATCAAAGTCATAATTTATCTTTACTTCTTTAAGAAACATTTAAGACTCCCACGAGTGCCACCCCTTTTGTTTAAAACCGAATTCTAAGTATGTGTTAATGTTAGCAAGGCTGTCTTTTGATAGCTTTAACAATTCATTTACAAAAATTATATCAACATTGTTATTAATTGCCAAGTCCAAATAATAATTTCTTAACTCTTTATCGTTAGGTAGAGAGTATATACTTAGCATAATGACGTTTTGCCTCTTATTAATCATATCTTCTAGTATAGGTAGATGCTCTAGATGTTCATTTTCAAACACATACCCTGAATACTGAATACTGTTTTGTTCACAGTAGTTTACAATATAATTACGTTGTATATGAAGAGGAATATGCTTATCAAAATGACTATTATTAGATAAATAAATTGAGGCATTATTCGTTTTTACCTTTTCTTGTTCGTATTCTTTTGGTAATCTAAAAAATCCTCCTGGATACCTACCATTAAACTCTTCGCCTTCTACTAGAACATGCCAGTCTATAGCCATTCGAGTGATGTTTGTTTTATTATTTATGTTACCATGTATATGCTCTTGATGAAATAAATGAGCTTGCCCAGGAGACAATGTTACAGGAAATGCTTTATCTAAGCTCATCTTTTCAAAGATGTCCTGTGATGTTTTGTTTTGCACTACTTCTTTTGTTATATTCTTTGAGTCTTCGTATCCTACAATCCACATGGAATTAGACTCATAGCAATTAGTTAAAGGCATCCAGATAGTACCTTGTCCTCTTCCATTGTTATAGAAAATTCCTTGATGAAAATGCAATCTACGACCAAGTTTTTCTTGGTTTGGAACCACTAAGTTGAGAGTGGGGAACCTTTTAACCAAGTACTTATTATCACCTATTAACGGTTTGATATATTCTTCAGCAAAGTCATCTATCATTTTACCAAAAGACTTAGCAGCGAATGATTTTTGAACTTTATCTGTAATATTTACTAAGTTTTCAGATCTAACACAAGTATGTAAATACTGTAAATCCGTAAGATTTGGATAATCCTGTTGAATTACGTTAAGAACCCATTCACTAAAGTTATATCTTTTTATATCATAATTTAGTGTTTTGTTATCCCAATTATCTTTATACGACTTATGCATATCCTAATTCATATTTTGCAATAATATATGACTTTAAAAAATCACTTCTAACTATGTCGTCTACACCAAATTCAACTGTACTAAATTCGTCTAATGAACTAAGAATGTTCATAAAGTTAAGTATCCCACGTTTATCATTCTCTCTGGTTAAATCTGTTTGAGTGTAGTCACCACAAAAAATTATCTTTGAGTTTTTACCTATTCTTGTGATAATACTATCTAATTCATGAAAGTTTAAATTTTGACACTCATCTACTATAACAACTGCATTATTAATAGTGATTCCTCGTATAAAAGAGGTACTCATAAACTTTACGTTACCTTGTTGCTTAAGAGCGTCATATGATTCTTTGTAGTTAAATAATTCACTGCATATTGATCGGTAAGGTGCTTCATATAAAGATACTTTATCTTGTTCATCACCAGGTAAAAATCCGATGTCTCTAGTAGAAACAACTGAACGAACAATAAATACATCGTCATATACAGTAGAAGGATCTAATACTTCTTCTAATGCTAGATAAAGAGAAAGAAATGTTTTACCCGTACCTGCTATTCCGTGAAGTAGTAGATGTCTATCTTTTTTATAAGATTCATACGTAATTGTTTGATTTTCAGTTATAGGTGAGAAAGTTAAGAGATCGTCAATTCTGACTTTTTTAAGAGGCTTTTGATGCCCGTTTCCGTTAGCCAATAGCTAATTCTCCTTGTTATTGTGAATCGAGAACGCTCGATTTCATTAACTCAGTATAACCTCCAATCAATTGTCCATCAATAAAAATTTGTGGAACTGACCTTGCATTGGGGGCTACACTTAATAAATCTTCTTTGGTTAGCCCGTTAAATCCAATTAATTTTTCATCATAGGCGATACCACGTTTATCACACTCGTGTTTAGCTCGCACACAAAATGGACAGTCTGGTTTACTCCAAATTACCACCTTCATTATAGATCGCCTTCTTGACGATTTTCTGAATAATGAACATCAAACTTTCCATGAGGGTATCTAGATTCAAGTTTTTTAACATTTTCTTCTACAACATCATTAGGATCTAGGTCTAGTGCACGACACGCATTTATCCAGTACCACAATATATCTCCAAGCTCACGCTTCATATGAAAAATTGTATCATCATCTAAAGGCTTACCTTGAAAAACACACTTTTTTACAATCTCGTTAAACTCACCACCTTCTGACGCTAGACCAATACCTCCTGTCATTAGTAGTGATATATTAACTGTTCTATCAAGTTCATGTAGTTTATCCGTTAGTTTTCTTACATTATTACTTTCTTGGCTAGTTACTGCACTAACAAATTCTTTATATTTATTCAGATCAATCATAAAGAGAATCCTTTAAATGTATCTTTTGATACGTCTTGTTTAGTTCCTCCAATTACATAACTGGAGATTTCAGTTTCTTGAGGAGCAACTTGTACTTCAGCCCCTGAAATCCATTTTTGAGTCCAAGGTAAGGGATTAGCACGTGGCACTGAATATGGGCATTTTACGCCGATAGCAGTCATGCGTTTGTGAGCAATCCACTCGATGTAATCAGATAAAAGTTGAGTATTAAGTCCAATCATTGACCCATCTTTAAATAAGTAGTTTGCCCACTCTTTTTCTTGATTAACGGCTTCGACAAACATATCAATTACTTCTTGCTCGCACTCTTTTGCAATTTTAGCAAAATCAGGATCATCTTGTGGTAAAAGTTTTAGAATCTGCTGAGTAGAGCCGAGGTGTACATTTTCATCACGAGCAATTAACTTGATAATTTTAGCATTACCTTCCATCTTCTTAAGTTCAGCAAATGCCCATGAGCAAGCAAAGGATACATAAAAACGTACTCCCTCAAGAATATTAACACTAGCCATACATAAGTATAGCTTCTTTTTTAGTTCATACAGTGAAATAGACTTATTACTATTTTTTTGATAAACTCCTAGTTTCATACCATCAATAGGGTCATCGTCTTCAGTCGATATTACTCTATGTTCACCTTCGCCAAATAGTTGATACCATTTTGTCATCTCAATAAGATCGTCGTAATGCTCTGAAATAGAATCAGCACAGTCAACAATTTCTTGAATATCCATCATTTCGTCAAATACCTTAGAAGGATTAGGATAGATATTACGTATGATATGTGTATAAGAACGAGAATGAATAGTTTCACTAAATGTCCAAGTAATAATCCAATTTTCAAGTTCTGGTAAGCTGACAATGGAGCCAAAACTTTCTGCAGGAGCACGACCCTGTACGCTATCTAGTACGATCTGTCTTTTTAGATTAGATGTGAAAATATGCTGTTCATGCTCTGTAAGATTTTTAAAATCTGCTGCGTCCCTTAAAATATCTATTTCTTCTGGTCTCCAAAAGAATCCAAGTTGTTTATCTGTTAGTTTATCAAATGCTCTATATTTTAAGGTATCAAATCTTTGCATCCCTAGAGATTTATCAAAAAACATTTTTGATGTTGTATGATCATATGATAATGTATTTAGTACTGTCATTTTATTTCCCTTACAAAACGCAACTGTCACAGTCTGCGTCGTCAATTTCTTCTTGAGATAACTCATCAAGTTTGCTAATGTCTATTTCGCCTTGTCCATCAAAAGTATTAAAATAGTAGAGTTGTTTACCGCCATATTTATAGAACATTAGTAAATCTTGTATCATGGTACTCATTGGAATTTTTTCATCTTCAAAGAAAGTAGGATTATAAGATGTGTTAACACTAATTCCTTGATCAATATATTTTTGTAAGACTGCACAAATTTTAAGATACCCTTCAGGAGACTTTTGATCCCATAATAGGTTATATTTACCTCTTAATTTATGGATACCAGGTACGACTTGTTTTAGAACTCCGTCTTTAGATTGCTTAACAGACACAAAAGATCTTGGAGGTTCAATACCATTAGTAGCATTAGCAATTTGAGCAGAAGTTTCAGAAGGCATCAATGCCATTAAGGTAGAATTCTTGATCCCCCAATCCATAATGTCTAATCGTAGTCCATTCCAATTTTGCCTCTCAACATGAGGAACTAATTCATCAATTTCTTTTTTACGAGTATCCATAGGCATAATACCCTTGCTGTATTTAGTCTCGTCAAACCCAGAAGGAGCTGATTGCTCTTTTGCTAAATTAGCGGAAGCTTTGATTAAGTAGAAACTCCAAGCTTCCGCATATTCATCTAATAATTCTAAATCTGGTTTTTCATATGATGTATTATTCTTAGCTAACCAGTATGCAAGATTAATGATTCCGATACCTAAAGGACGACGCTTCATCGTGGCGTTTTTAGCTGCTTTTACTGGATAGTCTTGATAATCTAGCAAGGCATCTAACCCACGAACTGCCAATTCACAAGGTTTTGCAAAATCTGACGATTTACTAATTTTACCCCAATTAATAGCACTTAAGGTACATAAAGCAATCTCACCTTCGTCACTGTCAAAACTATTTAGAGGTTTTGTTGGTAAATTAATTTCACAACATAAATTAGACTGACGAACAGGTGCTACTTTTTCGTCAAAAGAAGAGTGTGTGTTAGCATGATCTACGTTCATAAGATAAATACGACCAGTATTTTTTCTTTCTTCCATGAACGAAGAAAATAATTCGATGGCGGGTAGTACTTTTTTACGTATATTTGGGTGTACTTCTGCTTTTTCGTATAGGTATTTGAACTCTTCTTGATCGTTGAAAAAAGCTTCATAAAGACCAGGCACATCGCTTGGTGAAAAAAGTGTGATATTTCCTCCAGAAAGCAATCTTTCGTACATCAATTTATTAAATTGAACTCCGTAGTCCATGTGACGGACTCTATTATCTTCAGTACCTTTATTGTTTTTTAGCACCAAGAGATCTTCAACTTCCAAATGCCAGATTGGATAGTACAAGGTGGCGGCACCATTTCGCACACCGCCTTGAGAGCAGGATCGTGTCGCACTTTGAAACATTTTATAGAATGGAATAACTCCTGTATGGTAAGCGTCTCCGCTACGGATAGGACTTCCAAGGGCTCTAATTCTACCGGCTCCGATGCCGATGCCTGCTTTTTGGCTAACATACTTAACAATTGAGCTAGTACTAGCGTTAATACTATCCAGCGAATCATCTGTTTCGATAAGGACGCAAGAAGAGAATTGTCGTTGTGGTGTGCGTACACCAGCCATAACAGGAGTAGGCAAGGAAATATCAAAGGTAGATATTGCATCGTAATAATCTTTCACCCACTTGACTCTTGTTTCTTTAGGATAACTTTGAAAAAGCGTCATAGCAATAAGCATATAAGCCATTTGTGGGGTTTCAAATATTTGTTTTGTGACACGGTTTTGAACTAGGTATTTTCCTCTAAACTGTTCCATAGCTGCATAAGTTAAAGTATTATCTCTTTGATGTTTTATATAACTATTTAGTTTGTTAAATTCTGCTTTAGTATAAGTAGCAAGAATATCCTTATCATAGAACCCATTTTCTACATTTTTTACAACTAAAGTATACAAATCCCAAGGATCGAACTGTCCATAAACCATTTTACGTAAGTGATAGTTAATCAAACGTCCTGCAACCCATTGATAGTTAGGAGTTTCTTCGGATATCAAATCAGCAGCGGATTTGATTAACGTTTCTTGTACATCTTCAGTTTTAATACCGTCAAAGAATTGAATCTGCGAATGAATCTCTACTTCACTTGCGCTAACACCTGCAATCTCTTCACAAGCAAAAGTTACTACTTTATGTAGTTTTTCAATATTTAGAGATTCACGCGTGCCATCACGTTTTATAACTTCAGTCATTTGATTTCCTTACTGTATAGAACTTATGTTATCGTCTTTAACGATAGAAACTTTATCAATTAATGGATGGGTAAAATCATGAGAAATAAGAAAAACATTAAGATTATCTTCTTTTTGAAGAACTTCTACGAGCTTATCTTTGCCTTCGTCATCAAGGACACCAGTAATTTCATCAAGAAATAATAGATTAACACTACTACCTCCAAGTTTAGATAGTAGGCTTCTTATCGCTAAAAGAATAGAGGTTTGAATTCGTGAGAATTCACCTCCTGATACAGTTTCTATAGGTGTTGCGATTCCGTTGTTGATGACGGAGATATTTAGTTTTTCTTTATCAAGTTTGAACTCTACTTGAAATTGACCATCACTTAGTATTGATAAATAATAATTTATTGAAACTTCTAGTTCTTTAGTTAAATTCTCAAGCTTAAATGCTACGATACCAGACGTGCTGAACGCTTTTTTAAGAATATTTAAAGAATTTATCTGATTTGATTTAGATAGAGTATCATCTTTTACACTTTGTTGTCTAACTGTAAAATCATTTTTTTGGTCAATTAGGGCATCTACCCTCGCATTATGTATACTAACTTGTTTATTATGTTCTTGAGCGTCTTTTGAGTCATTTGCTTGAATATCGTATTTGCTCTGTAACTCATTGATTTTACTTTTAATATTTCCTACATCTGGATAATCTTTTGCAAGATTATTATCAATTAGCTGGGTTAAGTGCTCAAAACGTTCAATCTTTCTTTTATTTTCCGTATACTCTTTCTTTTTATTATCTATTTGCTTAATTTCGTTACTCCATTTAGTAGCTTTTTCCATAGCTTCCTGATAGAATGTAGTTTTCTCATTAAGTGCGTCTTTAAGATCTTCTTTTAATTTGATAAGATGAGAAGTATCAACTCTTTGACCACAAGAAGGACAAGTATCATTAACCCGTACTTTTGTAATATCATTTTCAAGAGTAGTAATTTCACTTCTAAGAACAACTATATTATTCTTAATTTCTTGATAGTCATCGTGGAATAAAAACTCCTCTGGCACGGTCATACCAGAGTTGAACTCTAATGTATCGCGCTCGTCTAGATACATATTGTTTTTGTCTATCTTTTTGCAAGTAGCTTCATAATTATGTAGCTCTTGCTGAAGCACTCCTATCTCTCTTTGTAAGGCCTCGTCAATATTAGGTACGTCTTTTTCTGTTTGTTTCGCGGGAATAGATGTGATTGCTAGAAAGTCCTCTATGGTTTTCAACTCTCCTATTAATCTATTATATTCTCTATCAGCTTCAGTTGATTTATTTTTAACTCTGTCTCCAATTGCTATATACTTTTCAAGATTAAATAGATTGATAAGAAACTTTTTACGATTAGCGTCCGTAGCTTTTAGAAACTCAAGTAAGTCTGTAGAAGATTGATATGTTAGTTGAGAAAACACCTCAAAGTCTGTACCTACAATATCAGCTATCTTTTTGTATGTATCTAATACCTTGTGATCAGAAATATCAGTTCCATTCTCGATGAGCTTGACTTTAGTTTGTGCACCAGATCGTACTACATCAACTTGATAATTTGTATCATCTTTAGTAAAAGTTAGAGAAGTAGACCAAGACTTTTCTTTAGACCAACGATTAAGAATGTCTGTCTTTTTGATTCCTTTAATATTCTTATTGAAAAGAGTTTCTTGAATAATCATTGCAATAGAAGATTTACCGCTACCGTTTGGAGCAGTAAGTTGAGTGATTCTATTATTAGATAAGTCAACTACATTATTTTTACCGTAACTGAACATATTTGAAAAAGTTAGTTTATTAAGAACTATGCTACTCATCTTGATTTCTTTCTATTCCGCGTTCGATAAAGATTTTTCTCATATAATTAAGAGTAAATCTTTCCCATGTAATAAATGTCTGCATTCTAAAAGCGCAGTATTTTCTAATTTCATCTTCTAAGTCACCTACTAGTTTAATAGATTTTTCCCAACCTGTCATCTTAACTCTTCTTGTGAGGTGTGGGAATGCTTCGTACAAAAAGTCATTATTCTTGTCTCCTGGCTGATCGCCGTCAAAGTTCGAGGCATAGTGACAAAATATAGGCTCAAGCGATGTAAAGGTAAAAAATCGCTTGTCTTTAGCTATAGCGTATTTGATAATATTTGGTGAATCTTCCCACCACCCAACACCGATTTGACGATGAAAATCAGGATTATGTCCAGAAAAAATAATAATCTCATCATCTTCTACATAGTTAAATAAATTACACAATGCAATTTGAGAATATGAGTGTGTGAACTGACCATGTTTTACTGCATCTGGTATCGTATGTTTCATCATTTTGTCTAGTGGAAGATTAATAACTTTATGAGGAATATTACGGTCTTGGCAATATTTAGCTGCGTAGATAATGTCATAGTCGTTAGCGCCATCAAACAATCTTTGAGAAATAGCTCTAAAAGTAATGCCCTGCTCATAAAATGTTTCAGCGGTAACTTCTGAATCTATTCCCCCACTTAGGGCTAATACATATTTATAGTCTTTATACTTTTCGCCAAAAGCTGTTGCTAGTTTGGTTAGGTCACGTTTAAACGATTTAGAACGACGAGTATATTCTGGAACATTAACTCTTACACCAATTGACGGTATTAAATTAGAACACAAATAGTTTTTCTCTGGTCTTAGATACGAGTTATTCTGAACATACTCCCAATAAACTCTATTAAGACGTAATAAATCAGACGACATTCAGAGATTTGAACTCCGTCAGTACTCGTTCTGTATCAGCTACTTTGATATGCTTAAGATAAATCTCTAGTTCTTCATAGATTGTTTTATTTTTCAAATCAAGAGTAGATTCTTCTGCCGGTTTTTCTACCATCTTTTTGTCTAACAGTTCAGAATTTTCCATCTTAGCGAGTTGGTCTAATGACCCTGTGACTTCATATACTACATGATGAAATGAATCTGGACGCATCTCTTCACCAACAGCAATCTTACGTCGTATGAGTTTAGGTAGTTTTAGATCATAAAACTCACGTGTGTAATTACGTGAATCTACCACATCAAAAATATCTACTCCATATTCTCGCAATTCATCGCGGTCAAACGTAGTATTTAAGGGAGAACCAGGGTAGTAACAGTTAGTGTCGCCATAACGATGATTAAAGTGTAGATCGCCAAGTAAACATAAGCCCCAAGGAGAGAGACGGGAGAAATCATATTCTGGCGTAATATGCGGAGGCACTTCTCCACGAATATGCGTGACCAATATATCGTCGTTGACATATGTTGGTAAATTGTCAAGTTGCATTTCGCCATACGGGTAGAACTGAAATGACGTTTTACCCACAGTCGCACGTCCGTTTCTAGTAAATAGATGGACGTTCTCATTTTTGATGGCATTATCTTCATTAAAATGTTCAAAGAATGATTCTCCTTTACGAGTTGCTTCATGATTACCTGGAATGATGTAGGTTGGTATTGAGACTGAATTGATATAGCTTAGAAACAAACAGATTTCATCTGGTTCTGGTTTTTTATCAAAGATGTCTCCAGCAATAATATGTACATCACAGCTTTGTTCAAGTGCGATCAATTTACGAAACATTGCCTTGAATCTACTAACTTGCCAGTCATAAGGTACTTTTTTCTTGTGCAGATTT